ACCGGGATGGCCGCGATTTTTTGGAGGATAGCCCTCTTGGCGAACCCCCCCCTTTTGGCGTGCCCCACACACCCTTTGGCGTACCCCCCTTCCTTTGGCGTACCCTTTTGACGTGGTGCGCTGAATACCGTTGGATAAAGTTAATCGCGCAATTGGGTTTGAATTTTGAATTTGTTGCGCGGATATTTGTGTATGGACCATGTGCAAAACGATAAGGTATTCTGACACATTGTTTACGTGGGCCAATTAAAACTCCGCTGGCGAGTTAAGTTATTTGTATTTTGAATGTTGTTGTGTATATAATGGAGCGGAGTTTTATATTTAAAATCGTCTTTTGACATTAAAATATACATAGCCTATTATATAATATGTATTCGTCTAAGTTCCGACGTGGGGCATCATATTCACAGCGACGATTTTATCCACGTAATCAAGTATTTAAACGATCATCGGCGGTTAAACGTAACGATGGTAAACGTCGATCAAGTCATGTTAATAAGCTGCATGATGAGCCCAAGTTGAAGTCGCAATGCATACATGAGAACCAATATGGTTCCGAATTTGTTATGATTCATAATGCAGCTATTTCGACGTATATTAATTTTCCAGTTCTTGGTAAGAGTGAACCCAATCGTAGCAGGTCTTATATTAAGTTGAAACGGTTGTCTTTTAAAGGAACCGTTAGGATTGAGCGTGTTCACGCTGATGTGAACATGGACGGATTAAGCTCTAAGATTGAAGGAGTTTTCACTCTAGTGGTTGTAATTGACCGTAAACCACATTTGAGTTCCTCTGGATGTCTACATACATTTGACGAATTATTTGGAGCAAAAATCCACAGTCACGGTAATCTATGTATAAGTCCAGCGTTGAAAGATCGTTATTATGTGCGGCATGTTTTGAAGCGCGTTGTGTCTGTTGAGAAAGATAGTGTGATGTTAGACCTTGAAGGATGCAGCTCCTTATCTAATAAGCGCTTCAATTGTTGGTCTAGTTTTAAGGATTTAGAGCATGACTCATGTAACGGTGTTTATGCGAATATAAGCAAGAACGCCATATTAGTTTATTATTGTTGGATGTCGGATGTCATGTCCAAGGCATCTACATTTGTATCGTTTGATCTTGACTACGTTGGATAAACAATAATAAAATAATGAATTTGTTTCATATTATGACCTGGCAAGAAAAAACATGTTATTTATTGCAACGATTTTGGTGGTGCTGCATTACAATTACTATTAATACATTCTTGGACCGTAGTCCTAACAAGCTCGTTTAATTGGGCCATGGACATTGTGATGTTTGATTGGGCCCTCTGTAAACCCACTTGTGACGCAGAATCCCCTGGGTCTAACACGCTCCCTCCCAAACGATTAAGCTCTCTATACGGATGTAACTCGGAGTCCGTTTCCGTGTGAGGCCTACCTATTGTGCTTCGGGAAGCCCACGACTCGCCTGGTTTTAATTCTATTGGGCCTGTTAGCCCAAGACGTGACATGGATGTGGACCTTATTGTCTTCCGTTCCCATGGGCCGTAATCCACATGCGAGAAGTCCACATCCTTATGGGAGAACTGTTTAGAAAGGATTTTGACCGTGGGCGCCCGAAATGGTATATCTACAGAGTGCTTTGCCGTGGATAGTTTTAATTTGCCTTTGAACTTGGCAAAATGTGTCCTTTGATGGACATTTGTATCGGACACTCTGTAGTATAATTTCCATGGAATTGGATCCTTTAGCGAAAAGAATGACGATGAGAAATAATGGAGATCTATGTTACATCTTATGGGAAATGTCCAGGACGCTTGTAGCGATTCGTTGTCCGTCATTCTTTTGTCATGAATTTCCACAATTACCGAGCCAGTTGCGTTAATCGGAACTTGTTGTCTGTATTCAATGACGCAATGGTCAATTTTCATACAGCTCCGATTTAGTCTTGCTGTTAACTGCGACGCTGTTGAAGGGAATTGAAGCACTATCTCAGTTAGATCATGAGACAATTGATATTCATCTCTGTGCGACTCTATATAATTGAACGCATTCGGTGCATTGGCTAACTGAGATTCCATATATGAATAATTGGCCGCGCAGCGGAACTGTCTGCAGAAGAATATGAACGGTTATGAATATTGTTGTGTACAAGAACAATTGGAACAAGAAGATATGGCGATGAAGGTTATTGCGATTGTGTTGAGCAACAAATTAATAACCAATTGGACAAGAATTTATATCAACAGTGGATATTATGTGTAGAACAAGTGAGAACTGAAGAAGATGATAGGTTGGTTAACTGGGAAATGATGTTGTGATGAACTGGAACGAGAGCGTTTCTTATATAGGCAGTTCATGTGTTAGAATTATTTAGTTAAAGGATACAATGTTAGTGGCATATTTGTAAATAAGGCAGGGTACTCCAGCGGAGTCCTCCAGCAACTTGAGTGCTATATGCTGGAGGATTGGAGGACTATATATACTAAAAGGCTCTAGGGTACTCCAGGGGCAAAAGCGGCCATCCGTAATAATATT